TTTTTATCACAACAAGGATATTTTTTTAGATATTCTATTGCTTTAGATTCAAGGTCTTGATTTAATAAATAATTACTTAAATTATATTCTTTAAAAATTGACATTAAACATCCTTAACAAAATCTATTGCTAATGTGATTCTTTCGTTTTTACATACATTCACTTGGTGCTTAATTTTTGAATCAAACAATAATACCAAACCCTCTTGGTCCTCAACATTTAATATTCCAGGTTCGAAATTAAAATATAATGGATTACTTTTATCAGTTTCAATTAATATTATACTGCTGATGTCTTCGGGTTGATGAGAATGCACCTCTGCATAATGACCAATATCATAATAATTAGCCCACCAAACTGAAGGTTTATATTTTATTTTTCTTATGTGAAATAATTTTTCAATAATTAGTTTTTTTAAAATATCAAAAAAAAGGTAATCAGGGAAAAAACCAGATGATAATGCTTTGACACTATTTAAATCTTTTTTCCAATTTTTTTTTAAACCTAAGATTTCTGTTTTTATTGATTCTTTAAAATTAGAATTAATTTTAAATGTATGGAAAAACATTTGTTGTGATTAACATAAAAAAAAGGGCGATGCAAATACACCGCCCTTTAATATAATTTTTAAAGACTATTAACTAGTTGGTAAGTTTCCGTTACCAAAAATACATCTTGGATCAGAGAATCCAAAAGAGTATCTTTCTCTAGCTTTAAATCTCATGTTACCTGTATCGAAGTCACCTTCCATCGCAGTTTTGATTGGTGATCTAACAAACATTTTTAGTCCGTTAGGCACATCAGTCAATAAATAGAATGAATCAGTGTCAGATAAGAAATTGTTAACTCTATATCCTTCAGGAACCATTCCCATATTATTGATCGCATTGATGTCATTATCTGCAGTGCCGACTCTCATTGGAGACTTCATGATTCTTTCAGCAGTAAATTGTAATTCTTTTGGAATTATCATTTTTCTACCTTGAGAAGCAATTTTTAAGCCTCTTTCGTCAACAAACCCAGCAATGTCAATCAATGACTGCTCAAGTGATGTTTCGTTAAGGTCTGCAGCTACTGCTAGTACATTTGAAAATGTACCACCTGTTGATAGTGGGTGAGCAGCATTAATTAATGATACTCCGTCTCCACCAGTCACAGCAGTAAATTGCGCTTGGTTAAGCACATTTGCAGCTTTAACTTGTTTCGTGTTTGACATTGATCTTGCAAGAGCTCTTGTGTATCTCGCTGCAAGTCTGTCATACAAGTTATCTTCGATTGCTTCTTCAGTGATAGCAAATGCTAAAGCTATAGTCTCGTGTGTGTATCTTGCTGTGAAACTTTCACCTGCTTGATCAAACACAACTCCAGCACCTTCTTGTTTAGTTGGTGCAGAAGCGAAACCGCTTAACATTACTTCTTCTTCGAAAGCTCTGTCAGATGTTTCAGTAGTATAAATTTCAGCATGCTGATTTTCATATCTACTATATTCCAGGCCGAATAAAGCATTCAAACCTGGCTCTAGTTCTTTAACTAGTTGTGAACGTGATATTGCCATAGTTATTCTCCTTTATTACGCTATACCTGTACCACTTCTGTAGAAGTGATTGTTGATTCTAACAAGAACATTTGCATTGCTCGTTCCAGTGTCAGAGTTGTCTGGGTCCTGCGAAATGTCAATCGCCTGAATGACGAAAGTTGCAGCCACACCAGAGTTACTAACATCTAGTTGAGCTTTTGATATTCCTGTACTTGTAACACCTGTAGTATTAGTAACAGAATAGTTTTTGTAAAGATCTGCTCTAGTAAAAGCTTGGTCAGCATCTATCAAGAATACTGCATCAGGATCATCGACAACAAATGCTGTGATGTCACTAGCTGCAATACCACCTGGATAGTGATTGCTAAACGTAGGCTTTTGAGTAGTTGGATCAGTATAAAAACATCCGTTAAAAACACCCACAACAGCATCTGATGTGTTAGCACCATGTTTCTGAATATTTCCAGTGCCTAGTGGTTCTACTAGATCACCTTGATATATTGCAGTTCCATAGCCACTCGCAATCGTGTATCTGTTTTGAGCTCCTACTAATGGTGTTCCGTCTAGTTTTCTGTAAGGTCTAAGACCGAACTTTTCACTTACGTTTGCCATAGTTGTTTTTCTCCTTATGTTTATTTATCCAAGCTACTTACGGTAGGTAATGCAAAAAAATTATTTTTTACGACTACCACCAAAGGTAACTCTAGACTGCCTATCAATATTGATTGGCATGTCCGGGTGTTGCTCCTTCATAAGATCTCTATCTATCGCGTCTGTTCTATCTTGAGTTATTTTTTTAAAATACTCAGCACGACTTTTTAAAATCTCTTCTGGTATCCTTGCCAACACAAGGCCACCAATTCCAATGAGACCAGCATGTTTTCCTTCTGTAAGAACTGGGTAATCGTTTTCACCGATTTCACTTAAAATAGTTTCGGCTTTAACAAATTCCCAACCCTCTCTAAGTTTTTTAGATACATTACCTGCATCTTCAAAACCTGCGGTTGCAGTTCTTATCCACCTATGTGCATAACCCTGCGGTGCAGCTGGCGCATCCAAACTGGATGGTGGAGTCCAATCTTTCTTCCTAGCTTGTTTAATTCTAGTTTCAGACTCGCGTGAAGTTTTTGTTTTTTCCATTTTATGCTCCTTCCTTCACGTATTTAGCGTATTCCTCTAGTGGCACCCCTAATTTCTTAGCGATAACTACCTGTGATTTGGTGAGTTTCACAGACTTGCGTCCTCCTGCTCTACGACTAACTGAGGCTACATTCTGGACGGGTTCCTTCGTAACACCAGGTTTTTCTTCAGTCGCATCGGCAAATTTCTGAGGGAAATATTCCTTCATACGTTTGTTGATTTGATTATAATACTCGTTTGTTTCTGCGTCAATTCCCTGCTGTATTAACTCATCATGTATTCCCATCGCAGCAGATGTCATAACTCTGTCACTTCCAAACCATTCGTTATCAGAAGCCCATTCTTGAGCTCTAGCACTGATTTGTGGTTGTTCAGGAGTTACTTCTTGTGGTTTTGACTCAGCTTCTTTTTTCTTTGCCTCTTTTTCACCAAGAGTCATAGAAACTTTTTCCTTCTCAACAGCTAATTTAGTTAGCTTATCTTGAGCTTCAGTAATTTGCTCAGGATCTTGAGAATCAAATGCAGCTTTCAATGCAGACTTTGCTTTATCTCTTTCTGCATCAATTCTTGCATCATATTCTTTAAGGTAATTAGTATCAACTTCATCATATTTTTGTTCTGCACTATCATACTTAGTCTTAAGACCTTTCGCATATTCTATAGCAGCTTTTTCTCTTCTTTCTGCTTCTCTTACTTGGAAAGTCAATTTTTTTATTCTTTTTTGAACTTTGTCAGAATAATCTTGTAGACCAGAATCGTCCTCTGTTTGTTCAACCTTAATTTCTTCTTTTACTTCTTTTTTAGGTTCTTCTTCTTTGGTCTCCTGTAAAAGTTCTTTTGCAGATTTACCACTTTGACTAACATCTACATATCCTAAATCTACGTCTTGTTTTTTTTCAAAAGATTCATCAGAAACTTCTGGTGCTTCTACATTAATTGTTTCTTCATTTACGCCATCAGTATCTAATTCTACTTCTGGATTTTTTGTTTCTTCAGCCATTTTTTGTCCTCCTTAATAATGGTGCAAAATATTGTTTGGATCAGTAATGTTGGCAATGACTTCATCATCATTAAGTATTCTTACTTCTCCTCCATCTATTTTGAATCTAGAACCTGCGTATCTACTAAAAATCACCCATGAATTTAGTTTACACCAAGGTCCTTTTGGAAATTTATCTTTGTCTTGATAACAAAGATCTCCCATTTTTAATACAAGACCACACACCGTTGTCATTTGTATTGTTTCTTGTGTTGTATCAGATAGCCACAAACCACCCTTAGTTTTTTTTGGTCCTGCATATGGCAATACCAATAATCTGTAACCAGTTGGTGATGGTAATTTATCTAATGTTGATTGTTTGATCGCTTTAGGATCAAGGACTGTTTTGACTTCTTCTTCGCTCTTGTAAGCGTCCAAAAGTGCTTCAGTCCGTTTCGGTGTCTCCGTGGACTTGTTCATCTTCATACTCCGTTGTTTTCAGCAGGTCTTTTAGATCCTGTTGCAGGCCCTCAAGAGACCTGATTTGACCCCTAACATATTGTAGTTTGTCCATAGTGTCAACACCATATATAGCGTGGTCTCTGAGTTGTTGGAGTTTTTTTTTAATCTTATTGTTAACAAGTGTGATTGTATCTATATCCATGAAGGATTTATATAGTCTTAAGATTTTTTTGCAAATGTTTTAACATTTGTAGGTTTGCCACCGACTCCTTGTGCAACTGCTCTTTTTCTTTTCACAGCTGATCTTCTTTGCCCTTCAGACATAGCTCTTGCCTTAGCTAATGGGACACATTTTGGATATTTACGTTTAGCATCTGCTGCCTGTTTTGATCTTCCACATTTTGAATAAGATCCATCTGCTTTTTTACTACCGATATCTACCCATTTTTGTTTAAACCACTTGGTTAGTCCTCCTTCTTTCATTTTTTTGACTGAACCCTTTGGCACACAATTAGGAACCATCTTGTTCCCTTTTTTTTTCATTCCGGCTTGAACGTAGCCCTCCCAACAAGTACCACGTTTATACATTAGAAAACGCCTTTAAAATTAGTCCCACGAATAGCAGCTCCGCCACCTCTGGACATTCCTCCGACAGAAAGTTTATTTTTTTCTTTTAAAGATTTTTGTTTTGAACTCATTACTGCAGGGTTTCCTCTTTTTCTAGGTTTGACAGTGTTCATGTAATCAGCACCACCACCTTTATCAAAACCTAACATCTCTTTGCCAAAACCTTTTACTTGATTACTAATATTTTTTAATTTCTTTTTTACTTTTCGAGCTTTTTCTCTTCCAGATCTTTCTTGCATTTCTGATTGAGATACCATTAGTTCTGATCTGGCTTTTCTTGCTTCTTCTATTCTTTTTTCAAATTCTGTAGGACCTAACATATCT